GATATACCAGAACATCCGGGGCCTCGTGCAGGATAGCGGCATCGGTTCGCCGAGCCAGTATGTGCTTGACCCGTCCAGCCTGCCGCCCGCTGAGCCGCGCCCTGATCCCGAGATGGCGAAGACGCAGGCAGAAGCTCAACAGGCCCAGCAGGATGCGCAGAACGCCCATGATCAGGCGATGGCGAGCCTCCAGCTTCAGCAGGAGAAGCAACAGGCCGAATCCGCCCTGAAAGCGCAATCGAGCGATCAGGATCGACAGATCAAGGCCGAGGCGGCGCAGCAGGCGGCCAACCTCGCCAACGCCAAGGCGGTTAAGGAAGCGCAGCTCGCGGACGGGAAGGCGGCGTTCGAAGAGAGCATGGCTGAGCGCAAGTTCCAGTTCGACCAAGAGATGGCGCGGAAAAAGCACGATCTCATGGCGCAGAACGCCGCGCTTTCAAATGATCGACCGGGCGGGAGTTTGGCGGAATGAGCGAGAAACTCTACTATCGCGGCACGCCGGTTGACGAGATGTCGAAAGACGACCTGATCGCGGCGCTGATCGTGCTAACGGATATGCAGAGCGCGACCGCTGAGCGCGAGCGCGCGAAAGAGGCGGCAAAGCTCCGGGTTTGGGCTGTTGAGCAAGCTCTCACATACCTTGCCTTGCCCCATTACACCGGGGTGATGAGCGCCGAATGGGTGGCCGAAAAGCTCGTTGAATACGTGCTGTCGGGGTTGAGCTCATGAGCGACGAAACCCTCCGCATGGTCGAAGCCGAGGCGGCCAACCAGGCGCTGCGCAAGTACCTCAAGCCTGCCTTCGACAAGATGCGCAGCGAATATTACCAGTCGTTGGCTGGCGTCGCCACGCGGCCGTTGACGCAGGACAATATCGCGGCGCTGCAAGTGCTGGCCGTGGGCATCCACAATATCGATCGGCTCGAAACCGACCTTGCCGCGATAGTGCTTGGTGGCGACATCGCCGCAGCCGACGCCAAACGTGTCGCATACCTTGCCAGCCTAACTCCGGAAAAAAGGAAGTGGGCGCTATGGTGACCGCTCTAAACATCCCCTTCGTCAGCGAGTCATACGACCGACTGATGGAAGCCCAGCGCGCCTACGTGAAGCCCGGTCTGGTCGACCCGATCGACACGCCGGAGAAGCTCCGCGCGGCCCGCAATGAGCTTGGCATGACGCAGGCCGCGCTCGGCGACAAGGTTGCCCTGTCCGGCACGTTCATCGGCCTGATGGAGCGCGGGGCCAACCCGATCGAGCCACGCACGGATCTGTCTGTTCGGTATTTGCTGGTGGAGCATCGGGCATGAGCGAGTTTCCTCCCACGCGGATCGAAACCGAGAGCGCCGAGCGGGAATCCGATCTGATGCTGCTTGAGGTGAACGCTGGAGACCGCACGTCCATGACATGGCGTGGCCATTTCACATGGGGCCGCTCGCTGATTTGGCCTGAGCCGGAGCCACAGGCATGAGCGCCGCCAACGACGCCTATGATCGCCTTATCGCCGCGCGCCGCACCGTCACCACGGAAGAGCGCGAGGAAATGAAGCGCGATAGCGACCGCGACCGCCTGAAATACCGCATCCATCGCCGTTTGCAGAGGGTCTACTGACATGGGCACGATCGTATCCACCAACTCATCCGCCAAGCTGCTGCGCGAGCAGGCTCAGGACCTTCGCGTCCATGCCGCCGAGTGCTCGACTGCTGCCGAACGTCTGCGCAATCAGGCAGCCGAGCAAGAACGCCAGGCCGACGAGATGACCAAGCGGGCGAACGAATACGAATCCACCGCAACGTCGCTGAGCAACTAGGAGCATAGACGTGGACATCCAGACCCAGCCCGAAGCGGCAGTCACCGAAATTGCAGCCGACGCGATCGACCCGGCGGTTGTGCCGCCCGCGATTGCGGAGCCGACCGATGTCGACCCGGCCGATTTCTATGCAGACGATCCGGCGAAGACCGACGCGCTGCCGGCCGAAGAAGAAGAGGCTGGCGAGGAAGGCGACGATCAGGGCGAACAGCAGGAAGCCGAACCGATCGACACGCCACTCTCATGGGCGAAAGACGCAAAGGACGTGTTCGCCAAGCTGCCCCGCGAGGCGCAGGAGATCATCGCGACCCGCGAGCGCGAGCGCGAGTCATCGGTGCAAGCCAAGTTCAGGGAGGCGGCTGGAACGCGCCACCAAGTTGAAACCGAGGCGCGTACGGCGCTGCAAACGATCATGACCAATCATGTTCAGCAGCTTCAACAGTATGCGCAGCAGATCGACCCAATACAACCTGACTTACGATTGCTGGGAAGTGACGATCCTGCACACAGGACGCTTTACTTTCAACAAGAGGCGGCGTATCGTGAAGCATCAGCCCAGCGTGAAAGCCTCACGCAGCAGATGCAGGAGGCCCAGCGACACGCTGAAGCCGTCCAACTCCACCAACAGCAAGCAGAGCTTCAGGCCGAGCATCAGTTGTTGGAGGAAAAGTTAGGTCAGGAATGGTCCGATCCATCCTCGCGCGCAAAGCTGTTAGGTGAACTAACGCCCATTGCGGCAGAACTCGGATATCCACAGGAGTTGATTGCCCAGGCTCGTGCGCCTGACATCCTCGCCATGAAGGTTGCCGCAACTTGGAAGGCCAAGGCTCAAAAGTTCGACGAACTCAACAAGGCCAAGATGATCCCGGTTCGCGCAGCTCGTGGAATCCCTCCCACCGCTCGCACCGCCGCACCAACGGGCCACCGCGCCCCGGTCAGCGTCGAAGCGCAGATGTATCCCGAAGACGTTCGTCGCAACTAGGGGGAGCTTGAGGGCTCCCGTGCAGGGAGGCCATGATGGCAACCATCGGAAACAGTTTTCTCGGTCTCGCAGACGTTTACAAGCGGACCGACTCGCAGCGCAATATCACGCCCGTCATCGAGGCGCTGAACATCATCAATCCCATCATGGAAGATGCGGTGATGATCGAGGCGAACCAGGGCACGAAACACCTTTCGACCATCCGCACCGGCCTGCCTTCGGTCGCGTGGGGCAAGCTCTACCAGGGCATCCCGCAGAGCAAGTCCACCACCCAACAGGTCGAGGACACCACCGGCTTCGTCGAGGGCATGTCCACGGTCGACGAGCGCTTGCTGGAGATCAGCAAGAACCCGGCCGGCGTCCGCATGAGCGAGGCAGAGCCGTTCCTTGAAGCGATGTCCCAGGATGTCGCCACGAACTTCTTCTATTCGGACACCGCGACCACGCCGGAGCGCTTCAAGGGGCTGGCCTCGCGCTATAGCGCGCTGGGCGGCTTCGGGGCCGGCAATCAGATCGTCAGCGCAGGCGGCGCCGGCTCGGACAACACGTCCGTCTGGTTCGTCACCTGGGGCACTGCGCAGACCTCGCTGATCTACCCCGAGGGCACCACGGCGGGCATCAGCCGGCAGGACATGGGCCGTCAGCGCGTACTCGATGCGAACGGCAACCCCTTCTACGCCAAGGAAGAGATGTTCCGCCAGCATGTCGGCGTTCGCGTCGGCGACTGGCGCTTCAACTCGCGCATCGCCAACATCGACGTGTCCGATGTCATTGCCGGCACGGTGGACCTCTACAAGTTCATGCGCCAGGCTTACTACAAGCTCCAGACGCGCCGGAATCGCAAGATCCAGAACGGCGGCATGGTCTCCACCGGGCGCACGGTCATCTACATGAACCGCACGATCCTGGAGGCGCTCGACGCGCTCGGCACGCAGTCGACGAATGGCGCGCTGAAGCTCACGCCGATGGAGCTCGAAGGCAAGGAGGTCATGACCTACCGGGGCATGCCGATCCGCGAGACCGACTCCATCATCAACGCCGAAACTGTCGTTTCGTAAGGAGGACATGACATGATCTTCGATCTCACAGAAATGTTCTCCAATGCGCAGGCGGTCACCGCTACGGGCGCATCCACGAACATCATCGACACTGGCGCAACGGGCACGGCTTACGGCGCTGCGGCGGCTATGCGGCGCGATCTTGGCAAGGGAACGACCATCCCCCTCGCCATTCGCGTGGTCGAGAGCTTCAACAACCTGACCTCGATCATCATCACCTACGAGGTGGCGGATGATGCAGCGTTCTCTACCAACAAGACTACGGTCTTCACGTCGCCGACCTATCTGCTTGCCGACCTCGCGACCGGCGCGCGGCACCTGTTGCCCGATGCGATCCCGGTGACGGCCGATCGCCGTTATCATCGGCTGCTCTACACCCTCGCCGGCACCACGCCGACGCTGGGCAAGATCACCGCTGGCATCGTCGCCGGCAACCAGACCAACTCCATCCTCTGAGGTGTATCATGGCAAAGAACCCGAAAGCCTATATCTCGCCGCATGATGTCTACACGGCCGGCGTCTAC